ATAATCTTTATTTTTTCTTCGAGATCCATAATTTCTCCTTTGTGGCCTTTGTGTTTATAGGTTTAGATTCTCACCAAACAACCACACCGCCAAACTCAGTGCATTGGGCATCAATGATGGGGCAGGGTCTCCCGACCCGCCCCAACCGATATCCTCAGCATAAGAATCCATCTCTGGCCAGCTCTCCCCTTTCAACCAGCCATTCAACGATGAAGTGAATTCCTTCTCAGGCATCAGCACCGCGGTCTTATAACAAAAACAATTCGGGTGCAACGGATATTCGATTGTCCCGACGGGATACACCCCATCACCCTTATCACCGCCTGAAACAACATCATCACATTCATCAGTCTCAGGATGCGAAGCCGAAAGGTTGGTTTGCTCCATCTGCACCCACGGCTGAGACTGCATCACCCTGTCCGTTGCAAGACTATGAGCCTTTTGAATTTCCGTTCGTGCCAGGCGTAAAGCGTTATAGCTGACACCGCGCCCATCGCAAGCATCGCCAGAAAGCAGACCTGTCGTATCACCAGCAGATTTATCTGAAGCTGTCCGTCCATATAACCTCGTTGATGTCCAGCGCGGACAATCCTCACCCGCGCCCAAAAATTGCTCCAATTTCTTCGCAATATTCCACGCGGAATCACCGTCCGCGATCCCCTGCATGACCACATTGTTGATCGCATCCCGCGCCCCGCGGTCCACCCGCCAGATCCGATCCGACAGATTCAACGAATCCCCATACAAATACTCCGCCGCCACATTCAACAAAATATCCAACTGCGGCTTGAACACCCCGCCTTCGATGCTCTCAGCTATCAGCTCTCGGCTCTCTGCTAATTGTTGACCGCTGACCGCTGACAGCTGCTCTTCGACCGCTGACCGCACGAACTTCTCATGCCTCACCGCCATCACCCCAAACGGAATGCTCACCGCCTCCCGCCTTGCCGCCTGGAACTCATCCTGCCAGGTCTTCCACGTATCGCCCCACGCCTTCAGCAGGTCACTCTGCGCCCGAAATCCGCGCAAGCCATCTAAAACACCGTCTTCATTGCCATGCTTCAACAGCAAGGCTTGGGCCTGTTTTCCGAACTCCAAAATTAGCTCGTGTGTTCTACCCGTGAAGAACACCTGCAAACGCAAAACAGCCTTGAACGAAGCCTTATCCAAACTCCCCATGCGGACATCCTCAAGTTTTGCAACCAATTTCTTATCGCTCACACGCTCTTCAATCTCAAACATAATTTTCCTTATATTGTCTTCCCCCTTTAGGGGGAAGTGGCCGAAGGCCGATGGGGGTCTATATCGAAAGTCCTTGCAGATTATTCGCAAACGCAGTGCTGTCCAAACCGTCACCGCTCAAAATATCCAGATCAACATCAGGGATGAATTGCGCCAATATCATCTGAATGATGTCCTCTTTCACACCCAGCACGCGCAACCGCATCATTCCATCAGCCAAATCTCTCAACATCGTCGGGGTGATTCCCTTCGCCTTGCGCCATACGATTTTATATTCCACGCTCGCGGGCAATATCCCTTTCAATAACCACTGCCTCTCCACCAACGGCACGATCAAATCTTCCGTGATCCATTCGCGCCCGTCGTCAAGCGTCTCATCGTATTCATCCTTCTTATCGCCCAGCACGTCGCGGTTCAAATCGCCGCCATAGCCGAGCAGCGCCATCGGAGTTTCGCTGGCGAAGAACATCGTCTCGATATGGTGCATGATGTCAGCGATCTCATTCAAATGTGCATCGCCCTGCACGGTGGTAATGCTGCCAGGTTTATTGCTGAAAAAATCAACCAGCGCCGCGGTGGGATTACTCAACGCAACCTTGTTGACTTCCTTGTATGCGAGCACATCCGCCTCACTGCCTTCGATGACGTGGTGATAGCGCATCCCCGCGCGCACCTTCCTGCGGACAGCGATATCCATTTCGCCTTCGGTGGTCTTCTTGAATGCGCCTGTGGAACTTGCCCACATCGGCGTCCCATAACGCTTCTCTTCATCATGGTCATTCCTCACATGGATCATTTGCCAATCCGAAAACCAGACTGCATCCTTGGGGACCTGTGTGTCGTAGGGCATGTCACTCGGCACCATATAAAACGCCCTCGACGGATCGTCGAATGTATCGCGGTCATTGCTATTGCGGCGCATTCTCAAAGTTGGCTTGCGTGAAAACTCCGAGATGTCAAGGTTTCCATCCACAACAAGTTCATAAAACGAATCCCCATCCCGCCCGCTGAGCTTGACCATATCCTGCAATTTGCGGTTCAACTTCAACCGCTTCTGCATATCTACTACGATCTGCATCGCTTCCAAATTCTTTGTCTTGATGAAAAATCCAGAACGCACCAAATCCCGCGCATAAGTCCGCAGCGCCTTCTTCACGCGGCTATCCGTGTCATACATCAGCCTGCAAGTCTTGATCACCGACAACCGATCCAAATCCGCTTTCAGCTTGCCATATACATCGGTAACATTCCCATTCGACGGAGCGGGAATAGATGCAGAAGTGGTGACCACTTCTGGTTGCGTGCGTCTGAATAATTTTTTTACATCATCAAGTAAGCTCATATCTTCCTTCTTTCCTCTCCCGATGGGAGAGGGTAGGGTGAGGGGTCAGAGGGGGCAGGGCCTATGCAAACGTATCCTTCAACATTCTCTCAAGCCCTGATAAATTCCGCTCGAGCGTGCTCATAATAATTGCATACCGTCCGCCGTTCGATAATTCCAAAAACTTTCCATAAAACATTGTGTGTCCCAGTGTGATGACCAGCGTATCCTGATCACCCTGCTCAACTGTCACACCATCCCCGCCAGACTCCGCCTCGACCGTCACCGTACCAGTGATGGTCCCAAGTCCGAAACCATCCACCGCGAAGAAGATGCCGCCCCTTGCGTTCCCAGTCCGATCCTCCCAACGCGCCTCCTGCCGCGCCTCATCCTGGTTCATCTGCCCCCAGTAGTTCGCCACCGCCTGCACAGCTACCAATGCCTTCCGACCATACTCTTCAATGTTCGGAATCAATTGCTGTTGTGGGTTTATCACCCAACGAAATCCACTATTCATCCTTCTTACCTTTATCAATATTCTTTATGGAATCAAGAATAATTGCTGGAATGCTTTTATCATTTCTCATTGCTTCAATAAGTAAAGGCCTGATGATTTGCCCATTTAATTGTTCCAGGCATGACTCACATAAAAACAGAAACACTTTTCCATCTTCACCAAGGCGAATAAATGTATGCACACCTGTTGATCGTTTTCCACTATCATATTCACAGGAATAAACCGTAAATTGATTGTCGAAATTTTTCTCTTGTTCTGGGTCTGGCAAACAATGTTTCATCATTCATCCTTCATCCTTCATCATTGCACCGCTTCCGCTTCCGCCACCACCATAAAATCCTTATTCGGTCTCACAAACACGATCCGATACAACGTGCCCGCGCTTGTGAAATCATCATTGACCTGCACATTAAAATTGACATCACCCATCACGATCACATCCGCTCTCTGCTCGCGTCCCTGCCCGCTCTGGAAAGTTCGCCCGCGTGCGATCCGTGCGATCCTCACAGTCTGCGCCGCAAGTTGACTCCCGCCTCGCGTGATCACAATGCTCGCAGGTCGGTCATTCCGCACCTCAAGCAGCTCCGCCCGCATCCGCGCCCGATCAGCATCAGTCAACATTACAACATCCTCGAAGTGTTGCCATTGTATTGCTCACACGCGGTCACATAGCCGCTCTCAGCCTTATCGCTTCTCCTCTTATGATCATCGCCGATCCCGCTCTTATCGACCATCTCATCGCCGATCTGATAGCGAAAACCCTGGCCTGCGCTGTTTCTCCACAATGAATCCAATGCCGAAGCCGAAGCCTTCATCAAAACAATATCCGCTTCCTCCTCGCCCATGGTTTCATAGGTATCATAAACATCGTTGGTCAGGATCCAGCCAGCCTTGTATCGATATTCCCTCGCCAGCGTGTATGTGGGTGTTGGATAAAAGGTGATCTGGCCATTGTCAATCGTGTAATCTTCGCAAAAACCAAGCGGCACGGGGATCAATCCCTGCGGCGAATTGATGATCCCATCATGCGCCGTCAAACTGACCAGGTTGATCAGCTTCAAAAAATCTGTGGCCAGGTCATAGGTTGCAGTCCCTGAGACGATATTCAATATAGCGCGTCTCACCCGTCCGCATCTGCGCGAAAAATCCCGCACCGCTTCCTTCACCATGCGGATATAACTCTCTTCAGTAGGGATGCCATCCACCGCAAGCACATCCTCCTGCAACCGTGTCACCAGCTCATCCAAAGTAATGCTCATGATTTCCTCAGCACAACCACCATCTCAACATTCCGTTCGATCTGCCACTCGGGATGCACGCTGATAAAATCCTCCACCGCCTGTCGTATCGTTGGCCATATCGGATTATCAAAATCATGGAGCGCGATCACCTCCGCATGAAGTCCGAAATTCTCCAGGTCTGCGCGGACGAAATTAAAACTATGCCCGCCATCGATCCATAAGAGATCGATTGGCATGGACCAGTTCTTTCCAAGTTCAAGGCTGTCACCCTTATAAACCTGGACATTTTTCACTCCAACCTTCAGCATATTTTCATACAACAGCTCAAGGCTGGTGGGTCCTATATTCCAATCTTTCGGATACCAGGCAAAATCGTCGATGGTGATCACATTAGCCCACGGCGCCGAGAGCGCGAGAACCGCCGTTGTGCCTCCATACAAACTTCCAACTTCAACGATCAATCCGCTCGTGATGGGTACATCCATCGCCAGTTCAGCCAGACACGCCCGTTCTGCGGCGCTGGTGATCGAAGGAATGCTTTCAGCTTTTTTAACTATGTCAATCGTGTACATCGCAGCTCCTACGCTCTCTTTGAGTATTGTGGATATTCCGTCAAGGGTCGATGATCGAACGCAAGCGGACTCTCCGCTGTGCCTCGGATCAGCATCATCGAGATTTCAACAAATTCTGCTCGGATGCCGTTCCGATCGAAAAAGTTCTTCAAAACGTGTTCTGGGATATATCCCCAATCCGCAACTTCACAGGCGATTTTATAGTTGTCTTCGCCCTCGAAATAAATGCCTGCGGTCATGTCTGCCACCTTCGACGACATCCAGCACAAATGTGTCGAGTAACCGTGCCAATGGATGCCAGGTCTATCGGGCGGGGTGATCCAATAAGCCCCCGTTCTCGGCACATAGATCACATTCTCTTCTACATTTTTAATCGGCTGGATGCCAGCAAATTTCACATCGAAACGGCTGATCAAAACTACATCGTAAATAAAACCCGTCATAAATTCATGCTCGCGTTTCATTTCTGCCGCGCGATAGACCTTCCACGCCGCGGATAGATCCTTGGTTTGAATGGGCGGGATCACATTATGATCATAAGGCGCGTACATGCTCCGCAGCATCTCAACCTCTTTATCTATCTCATCCTGTGGCCTGATATCCATCGCCGTCGGATGAAACAGCTCGCCCAATCTCTCCTCTTGTTCATCCGAGCATACGAACACATCTGGCTGATACACATCCAGAATATGCCTCTTCACCGAAGGAAAGCAAAACTCCATTGTCCGCGGCTGCCCGCACATCAACAACGCCGCTCTCATATATTTACAGTTCCTTCCTCCCCTAAATTCGGACGCTCTTCCCGAATTTGGGGGAGGGCAGGGTGGGGGTCTGGGCGGGCCATATTCATCCTCACCACGCCCCTCCCATAATTATGAAAAATAATCGCTCTCCGATCCAGATGCGGATGATTCCACTCCACTGAAAGATATTTGATCTTTACATCCTGGTTATTGTGGATCGCGCGCATAAGCGCCAGTTGTTCATCCCATTGTTGGAAGCGCATCCACTCGCTATGCCAGTCATCGAATAATTTCTCGGTCTGTATGTTTTTCTTGAAGAAGACCACGCCGCTGTTGATAAATTTTTTCGTAGCATTCCCGCCTGTCTCGATGACGGTAATATCGCGCTCCTGAATATTGATCTCCCAGCCTGCCAGTTTCTTGTTATACAACTGCGCCAGGGTCAGGTTTTCCTCGGTCACTGCGATGTCATATTCATCCAACAAATTAAAACCCTCCTGTATAACAGCGGCTTTATGCGCCCCGCCCGAAACTGAAAGTTGTGTCGCTGGCCCACATCGAAAGGATTCTCCCCCGTCCATGGGATGAACTGCATATCTCTTACAGGCGAAGTCCCCACCACGCATACAGGGAAATCCAAACGCAGCTTCCTCAGCGAAGCCACGCTCTTAACGATCGCATTCGCCGCCTTCGCGCCAAAACTCATATACAAGATTCCATCAGAATTCATAGTTTCCTTGGTTCCCCTCTCCAAATCGGTTTTTGATTTGGGGAGGGGTTAGGGGTGGGGTCAGAGAGGGGGCAGGGGGTGAGGTCAGGTCTTAAGAACCCGCGTCATTGATCGGCACAAACGCGCCCTTCTCATTGACAGGGCTGTCCGTCACGTTGAACTCCTCGGCATAATATTGATCAGCCGCAACAAGGCGGGTCACATCGCCAGTGGTTGCATAGGTTGGGAACGGCCCCTTGATGCTCAACGGCAGGAACACACGATGAGCCACCAGTTCACGGTTGCCCGCGATGATCAGCGTATCGGGGAACTCGGTCGAAGAAAAGATCGGCTTTCCTTTTACCATCCCAGCAAACCCAGCCGCGTTCAGGAATATATTCGGAAAACCAGTCCGCATGAAACCATCCCAATTACTCAAGCGGTCGGAATTCGTCACACTCATCAAATAGAACGTGGGTTCATAGAAGCGGTTTGCAATGATCACGTTGGCATTGCCCATCAAACGCACCAGCTCAGCCAGGGCAGTTTGCGTGGTATCGACTGTCCATGTATCGGTGAAGTTATTGGGGACAGCCTTGACCGCGGAGAAAGCCGCATACAGCAATCCCTGGTCGATCTTGCGGCGCAATTGTTTGATCAGGTTTCCCATCGTGCGTGCAACCGCGTCCCAGCCCAACTGTGAGCGGGAGAAAACGATTGCCTCACGCGAGATCTGATCAGCCAAACGATCGGCAGCTGCTTCGATTACTTTGAAAGCCAGTGTGGTTTTCACGCGCTCGATGGGCTGCATCTCACCGTTGCGGATCGCGCTGTAGGAATAATCCACCAGCAGATCATTCGCATTGATCGCGCCAGCAGTCAGGGCTTTGATCCTGCCTCCCGCGTAATCGATCACAAAATCAACGCCTTCCTCGTACGTGGTGCCAGCGGGGTCGGATGTCACTACAACCGATCCTGGAGTGATACGCCCATGTGAAAGGGCATACCAAGTATCTTCCACGCCAGCGGCCTCCACTTCATCGGTGATGTCCACCGCATAGTTGCTCTCGCCCGTGGTCGTTTCAAAATACAGGCGGGTGGGAGATGTCTCGATCGTGCCCACATCAAAGATATTGGCGGCCACCAGATTCGGGAACGCCTCTTCGATGATCGCGCGTGAAACGCTGTAAGGCAGGTTGAGATCGGTCGTCTGCTCAGCTTCCTGCAATAACCGACTCTCCGCCATCAACGCCTGGCCATGCAGCATATCAAAACGTTCGAGCAAGCGCCGTGTGAATATTTCAGCCGCACTCACGCCCTTGCTGAGATTTCGCACTGGCAGGTTCTGAGTGCGTCGAACCGATTCCACCAGCTCGAACGACGCCCGTGCAAATTCAGGTGTATTACTTTCTTCTTCCAACACATCGCCAACTACCTGCACCCCAATGGACCTTTCATTGAAGCCCATCTTCGTCAGCGCCTTCTTGGAAGCGAGTTTACCGAAGGTCTTATTCTGAGACTCAACCAACTTCTTGACCTGCTCAATGGTTTCGGGTCCTGCGTCATTCAACGCCTCGATATAAGCCTCATTCAATTCCTTCCCGAACTTCAAGTCCTTCGTCGCTTCAGTGATCGCCGCTTCGACCGCGAATTTGGCTTGCATGGCATCATATAACTTTGCCTTATCTGCATTTGCCTTGACGGCTTCCATGATGTTTGCATTCGCATCGATACCCAATGCGGCGCGGAGCGTTTCATCCAGTTTCTTTAACTGCTTTTCATTCAACGCTTCCAACTGCGCCTCGGTCATTCCCTTACCGAACAGTTCGGGTTGTTCGGCCAAAAGTTTCTTTAATTGTTCCAACATTTCATTCATTTCATCCTCCATAGATGATTGAGATTCAGTAAATTCGGCGGAGTTTTCAAAGGACGGTTCCAACACCGTATCAAAACCAGTGATGTGCAATTCCTTCACTTCAAAAATCTTCTCGCCGTGTTCGGTAACATTCTTGCCATCGCCATAGCCACGCATACTCACGCCAGGCATCACGCCGCCTTCCATTAGAGTCAGGAGATCCTTGCCTTTGGATGTTTCCAGCACGCTGCCGATTAAGGTAACGTCTCTGCCGTCGAATGAGACTTCATCCCATTTGATGACCGTTTCCAAAATGTTCGGACGCCCGCCCTTGTCAGACGGATGTTCTGCTTCACCGAGCAACTGAATCGCTCTGGCCTGTCCCGCGCTCTCATGCAGATGACCGCTCAACTCAGCGACCGCTGCATGGATCACATCGACAGAATATCGGCGGCCATTGCCATTAACAATGCCCGCCGTCATAGCCTTTTCAAATTTGATCCTGCGTGGCTGGCCTTCCACTTTTTCTTCCAACACAGCCATCGCATCAATCCTTTCTTCCAGCCTTCTCCCGCGTTTCTTCCCCCCATTTTGGGGGGATGTCGCTTCAGCGACAGGGGGGCTGCTCTGTGGCTGATAGGTCAATTCCACAACCTCCCACGCCTCCCGCGCCGAAAAACTAAAGGATTCGCCTTCCTTCGAAAACGTCACCTTCCAATATTCATCGGTTTTCAATTCATTGCTTCGCCAATCGCTCACGATCACATGATCCGCAAATACTTCATTGATCGAATAATCGTGGTCTTCCCCATAGGGGAATTGGGCATAAAATGCCTGGCGAATTAAATTCACCGCATAATCAATGCTCCCCTTCACCAGCTCCGTGATCAACTTGCCTTTACCAATTCTCTTAGCCATGGTTCTTCTCCTAATTCCTAATTCCTAATCGCTGACAGTTAATTGCTGACCGCTGAAAGCTCACTACCAAACATATCCTCAGCCATCACCACCACCGCCTCCGCGCTCGCCGTCTTCTGATCGCCAACTCCATCCCCGCTAATCATTTGCACAGCGCCGCTGACCATATCGATCTCATCATCATGGCGGCATGTTGGTGAAAATGAAGTCGCAACGCGGATAAATTCCAAGTTCCATGGGCCGCGGACCAGAAATACCTTTCCAGCCTTCGCTCGTAAATTCCAGGAACGGGCACGTGCCATCTTGTCACCATTGGGTTTCACTGCGCGGATATTCACACTGGCCAGCGAACGGTTTGCCATAAACTCCTTGAAAACAAGTAGCTGGAATGCCACATCTTCCACACCCCATTCAGCATGGAGTTCTCCATCAGAAAGCATCAACGTGCGGACAAAGGGTAAAAAATCTTCCAATTTTCGGATCTTCAACACATCTCGAATATATAGATTTCCATCATTATCGAATGCCACTCCACCAGTGACGTTGTAATCGCTTGTCTGTGACTGACCCAATGCCAGGTCTATATACCAATACCACTTCAAATCCTTTGGCGCTTTGTCAACAAATCTGAAATCCTTATCATCGAAGAACTCACCATCAGACATCCTTGGCATCTGCTGGAAGATCGCCTCGAAGTCATAATCCATCATGTTCGCCCGCGTGCTCGCCAGCTTCTTCGCATCTGACCGTTCGGGCCATAACGGCTCGCCTGGCTTGCGTCCCAGCGCATCACCCGTCATAGGTATAAAAATCCCGCGCAATAAATTCTCACGATATTCCGCTTCCGTCTTCGGATATTTATCATCATCCAAGGCCAGCGCGGGCAGGAACACGACCTCCCACTGATCCGAATCGGGGTCGCTGATCATCTGTGTCAACAACTGCCCCGCTAGGTCTTCCTGATCCCATCTTGTGTGCATGATGATGATTGCCGCGCCTGGCGTATTCGCAACACGCGGATAAATGACTGACCGATACCAACTCATTACTTTTCGGCGATACGTTTCACTCTCCGCATCCTCCCGACTTTTGAACGGGTCATCGATCACGACCAGATTCGCGGGCCTACCAGTGATACCGCCGCCCACACCAGCCGCAAACACCGAACCGCGATGGTCCTTCAAATTCCAGGAAACCACCGATCTGCTTTCAGGGTTGAGTTCAACAGGCTCATCAACCGCCGAACGTGCCCCGAAAATATTTGCATACAATTCACTGCCAACATAATTGCGTGTATAACGACTGTTCTCTGTTGCTAGGTCAGCGCCGTAGGATGTAAGGATGATTCGCGTCTCAGGCAGATCTCCCAATATCCACGAAGGGAACAAGCGGCTTGCCTGCTCCGTCTTCCCATATTGCGCTGGCTCGCAGATCAACAACCGCCCAATACCCTCAGCGCCTTCCGTTTCAATGAATCGCTTTACCTGCTCCAATTTTTCAGCCAGATAAATATGATGTTTCGCGGGCTTGTACCACGGCGCGATATAAACGCTGAAATCGATCAGATGCCTGCGCGCCAATTCACGCCTCGCTCGATCAGCCGAAGCCTGCTTGGGTGAAACATTCACGCGCGCCGTAGTGGAGACCATTATTCAGTTTCCTCTTCCCCAAATTCGGATGCACTTTCCGAATTGGGGGGGATAAGGGGGCTGGCGTCGGGGGTATCACGATGTTCTAAAACATAATTCGCCGAAGCCGCGATCTCCCTCAGTTCGTCATCACTCAGATCATTCACATCATTGACGCCCTTGCCAAGTTTCTTCGCAATCTCCGCCGTGATCTTCGACGACGGTGTATAGATCTGCGCCATCTCAAACATCAGCTTGCGGTCCGCGTGACCCTTGTAATCAGACTCGGTTGCAACTTCAACCATCGCATTCAACGCATCGGGCAAAGCATCGAAGATGATCGAACCTTGCAGCATCGAAATGGTTTCATCAATAGTCGGGTTCTTCTTGCGCCATGTGGCGATCGCTCGGTCTGAAGTCAATCCCAAACATTTGACTGCCAGCTCTTCTTGTGTGAGTGGCCAGCGGTATTTCTTCGGTTGAGATGCCCACGCGATATAAACTGCCACACGCCATTTCCACCCGCCTTCAACCAGACGTTTATATAGATCCATCCAGCGCGGAGTGACTTCGATATCCGTGCCGCTGTCATCCTTGATCTTGATCCGCAACGCCGAAAGCGCCGCAAGCGCGGCCTCACTCGTGACCTTCTCATCCTGCTGGATCGCCTCATCAACCCCCACCCATTCAAAATCCAGTGGCAATTGATAAACTGGCTTTTCCAAACGTCCGTTACTCATATTTTTTCTTTTCCTCCTCCCCCAAATACTCCGACCGAAGGGAGGATATTTGGGGGAGATGTCCGAAGGACAGAGGGGGCAGAGCCTATCCTAAATAACCTTTTGTCCGCGCCCACGCCTCCAAGTTGGAAAGCCGCGTCTCCACACTACCCGAAGGTGGAACCACCACCCCGCCATCGACAAGTTTCATAAACACGCGGTTGACATTCTGAATGCAAATCCATTCCGAAATGCCCGCGCTGTCAGCCTCGCTCACGCGCCCCCAGGTCGAATTATCTTTGTTCGTCACAAAGCTATCAAGCATCCGCCGCGTGCCAGCATCAATCCTGCCAACTTGATTTGTGATCCAAACGCCGCCAACCTTAATTTCAACAATTCGCGGCTCGCGTCTTATGTTCACAATGCTCTGCGCTTCGTAAATTCCAGGTGTTAAGTTAGACATGGTATGCTCCTTATTTCTATTCATGAGCTGGCATCTGCGATGACAACTCACCAGTCTGCTTTTTTTTGATTTCGACAATATCTTTATGCTGATTCGCCAGCAATTCTTCAAATTTCTTTTGGTTCGCCGAAAACTCCTCGATCTTCTTTTGTTTCTCGATGCTCTCGATCCGATACGTGGAAAGCTCTTTTGACAATAAAAACTTTTCCTCGTTGGCAATATACAATTTCGCTTTAAGTTCTTCCTTCGCTTTTATCAGCTCGCTATTTTCCTTCAACACTAAATTCGTCTGCTCCTGGCGTATTTTTTGATATTCCAGGTTTAGCTTTTGATTTTCCAGGCTGAGTTTTTCGGTTTCTTCCTCAAGCCGTTTGACCTCTGCTCGTGCTTTCTCCGTTTCGGCCTGGCTTTTTTTTCTTGTGAAAAAAAGAGTTATGACAACGCCCAGGAAGCCAAAAAATCCGCCGCCGATAACAAGCACTAAAATTTCATAAAGATTATCCACGTGTCATCATCTTCTTGAATACCTTGAAAATAACTGGATCGGACTTTTTACCTGCTTCCGTCTCCATGATCTTCAATGCTTCTGTTATTGAGCGGATTGGGTGATATACCCGCTCGCTGGTAATGCCGTCGAAAGCATCTACAATTCCGATGATGCGGGAAAATAATGGAATTTCTTCGCCCCTCAATCCGTTTGGATAGCCGCCACCATTCCACCATTCATGATGATAATTAATTGCTTCCACAATTCGCTGATCGAATTGCATATTTTTTAGAAGACCAACACCCCTGGCAGGATGTCCTCTTATCATGTCCATCTCAGCTTTCGTCAATTTTTTCCTGCTCAGTATATGTTCAGGAATTCCAAGTTTTCCAATGTCATGCAATCGGGTTGCATACTTTAGCAACACAATTTCCTCAAATGACACTCCCAACTCAATAGCCAAGTCATATGCCAATTTTTCGCAGCGAATTAGATGACCATCTTCGGAAAAAATTAGTGCAATGGTGTTTTCTACAAACTCAATGACTGCGGTTATGCGTAGATGATCTTCTGGTTTCATGGCAGATTTCTGTGATACAGTCTCATCTTCCCCCAAACTTGTCCTGAGCGTCAGCGAAGGATCTCATTTGGGGGAATGCGGTTTTTGTTGAAGAGAGGCCTATCCTTTTTTAGTTGCAGGAATATTGAGAACCTGTGCCTTGAAAGCGGGGGTGGGCTTGGT